TACAAAAGATTCGCGGGTTATTCCGGGAAAAGCAGCAAGCGATGACGAATGCCGAGATCAAAACGCATTTGCCTGAACTCAAGCCGTCGGACATTTCGATGGCGATGTGCTATTTGCTCAAACAGCGCTACGCGACCCGGGAGTTGATACCAGTACAAAACCCCAAAGCTCGCAAAACGGTTTGGATGTACACCTATTTTGATGCCCCACTGCCAAAGGACAACAGTGAAGCAGCTATTCATACTGGCACATTCGTCAGCTCGCGCAAACGCTATACAAGCGATTAAGGATGCTCCCGATGGATACACCGTCGAAATCAAACCCAAAAATCGATCCCTTGAGCAAAATGCAAAGCTACACGCAATCTTGGGCGAAATTTCACGAACGACTGAATGGGCCGGACGAAAAAGAGATATTGAAACGTGGAAACGATTGCTTACTGCTGCGTGGATGCGTGAAAGAGGAGAAAACGTAGAACTACTCCCCGCGCTCGATGGTCATGGCGTTGATATTGTATTTCGTCATACATCATCATTAACCGTAAATGAAATGATTGAGCTGATAGAATATATTATGGCGTGGCAGCATGGCATCGAAAGCTGAACAGAAATATTTTGCAAAGCTGGCTGATTTCGGTTGCATACTTTGTTACAAGCTAGGATATGGCGAAGGCACACCAAGCGAGATTCACCATTTACGAAAAGCAGGGATAAGAGCTAATGCACCAGTTATACCGCTTTGCCCGGAACATCATCGGGGAAATACGGGAATTCATGGTTTGGGTAAAAAAGCATTCGAAAGGATGTATGATTTAACTGAAGATGATTTATTACAATTGACACACTTTATGATCGGAGCGCCAAATGGCTGATACAAATGATTCCACTAATCCTAGTAACGCTGCTGTGCCTACCGTTCCTGATGCTACTGGGAACGCTACACCTGCTGCTATTCCTGTTCAGGCCAATCCCGTTCCTAGTGTCAGCTCTACTGATAATTTGGCTCATGGATCATCTACGGTAAGTAAAGAAAACTTCGTTCAGAAATTCATTGCCGACGTAGAGTACGAAATAAAGAAACTGGAATCGATCACTAGCTTATTTCATGTCGCATCAATCAAGAAAAACATTCATGCTTTGATTGCTGATGTGAAATCCAAACTTTGATACTATAGAAACCGTCAGGCCAGCGGAGCGCCGTCCTCGCTTCGACAGGGGTCCCTCCTCCACCTGAACTGGCCTGACACCCTCGCATCATGGAAACTACTCGACCCGTTGGCAGACCGTCAGATTACAACGATGAAATCGCCGAAATCATTTGCAATCGGATTGCCGAAGGCGAAAGTCTAGTCAAAATATGTAAGGACGAATCAATGCCGGGAAGGTCAACGGCTTTGAGATGGCTATCAATCCATCCCAAATTTCGGGACAGATACGCGTTAGCGCGGGAAGCTCAAGCCGATTACTTGCTGGAGCAGCTGCTAGATATTGCCGACGCTGTAGAGGATGACACCTACGAAGATAAGGATGGGCGGGTACGAACCAATCACGAAGTGGTCAATCGATCCCGGCTGCGTATTGATACTCGCAAATGGATTATTGCCAAACTTGCGCCTAAGAAATACGGCGATGTAAAAGATACCGATACGCATCAAACTGTGGTCCGAAACTGGATAGAAGAACCGGATGTCGAATGAAATCGTCGTTCCAAAACTTCATTCGGGCCAAGAAAATATCTATCGAAACCAAGCCCGGCTAAATGTAGTCCGTTGTGGGCGGCGCTGGGGTAAGACAAAACTACTGGAATATATCGCTGCTGGATGCGCTCTCAAAGGCATGAACGTAGGGATTTTCACACCCGAAAACCGACAGCTTGCCGAGCCTTGGGACCATTTACTCGAAATGTTGTCATCGGATATAAAAAGCCGAAACAGGAATACCGGGACGATTTACATTAAGGGCGGCGGCAAAATCGATGTATGGACATTGAACGATAACGAGCTGGCTGGTCGGGGGCGCGAATACCACCGAGTATTGATCGACGAGGCCGGATTTACCAAATCACCGCAAATGAAGGAGGTATGGGAAAAGGCAATTAAGCCAACCATGCTGACTACCAAGGGTCGGGCGTGGGTATTCTCAACACCAAATGGCATCGACACCGATAATTTCTTTTATTCGGTTTGCAATGATAAAGAGCTGGGATTCAAAGAGTTTCACGCTCCAACTATCACCAATCCATTTGTTCCTCCTGAGGAATTAGAAAAGGAAAGATTAAGAAATAACCCGCTGGTATTCCAACAAGAGTATTTGGCTGAGTTTGTCGATTGGTCGGGAACGGCCTTTTTTTCTGTGGATAAGATGCTAGTCAATGGCGAGCCGGTCCAATACCCGGAGCGCTGCGATGGTGTATTCGCTGTCATGGATACGGCGGTCAAGGGCGGCAAAGAAAACGATGGTACAGCTGTCGTTTACTGTGCGCTCAACAAATGGGTTGGTCATCCATTGGTTGTATTGGATTGGGACGTAGTGCAAATCGATGGAGCGCTACTTGAAACTTATTTGCCAACGGTATTTGAGCGATTAGAGGAATTGGCAAAGATGACACAATCCCGACATGGCGTAGTCGGGACATTTATTGAGGATGCAGCTGCTGGTTCGATCCTGATTCAGCAAGGCCGCAGCCGAGGATGGAACACTCATGCCATCGACAGCAAGCTGACAGCTGCTGGGAAAGACGAACGTGCCATTTCCGTATCCGGTCATTACTTTCAAGAAAAGCTCAAAATCAGCGAGTACGCATACAATAAGACAACCAATTTCAAGGGCGTAACCCGAAATCATTTGTTATCGCAAGTGTCAGGGTTTAGAATTGGCGACAAAGATGCCCACAAACGGGCTGATGACTTGCTCGACTCGTTCGTTTATAGTATCGCAATCGGCGTGGGCGACAAATACGGATTCTAAATATGTCAGACATATCCATTAACACTAGCTTTTTGGGAAACAACCTGACGAATCTATTGTCAGAGCAAACGATTCAACCGGGCGATCCCGCCGGATACGAATTATGTAAGGCGCTGTGGGAATACCATCCAATGGGCGGCAAGTTAGTAGAAAAGCCGGTCCGATTGGCTTTATCGAAAGCAAGAAAAATCACCGTTGATATGCCTCCCAAGGAAATGCTGGTCGAAGCATTTGAGCGCGAATGGGAAAAGCTGGGCTGCACCAATCATATTCGTGACGTAATGTTTTTGAATCGCACTTATGGTGCTGCTGGTATCGTCTATGGCGCAAAGGACATTCCAACCGAGGAACCAATCGATCCTTGGAAATTGCCTGACCTGAATATTTATTTTAATCAGCTGGACCCGCTGAACATGGCGGGATCAATCGTAACTAACCAAAACCCCAATGCGCCGGATTTTCAAAAGCCATTGGCTTACACGACAGCAGCTGGTCAACCGTATCACCCAAGCCGTAGCGTTGTGGTATTTAACGGCACTCCGATCTACTTGTCGTTTCAATCGTCCGCATTTGGTTTTACGGGCCGCAGCATATTCCAACGTGCGGTTTATCCTCTGAAGTCATTCATCCAATCGATGGTGACGGATGACTTGGTGACATTTAAAGCCGGATTGCTGATCTCGAAACAAAAACCGGCTGGATCGATTGTTAACCGACTCATGCAATCAGCTTCAGCGATTAAGCGCGAATATTTGGCGCAAGGATCAACTGGCAATGTATTGTCGATTGACATCGATGAAGAAATCAGCGCCATTGATTTGACTAATACGGCGACGGCGATGACAACGGCACGAGATAACATCATTGCTAACATTGCAGCTGCGTCAGATGTGCCAGCGCTATTACTTAAAGACGAAGCGATGACCAGTGGCTTTGGAGAAGGCACGGAAGACACAAAGGCGATTGTCCAATACATCGATGGCATTCGTGAAGATATGCGTAGCCTATTTGAATTCTTTGACAAAATCGTCATGCACAGAGCATGGAACAGGGAATTTTTCGAGGCGGTACAAAACGAATATCCCGAGG